AGAGGCAGTAAAGCAGCTTTTTCGCAAACCGTTGCAGTGCTTAACTTTTAAATAGCCTCTACAGCGCAAACTAGAATAGTGGCAGTAGAGTTGTAGTAAAGCACCGGCTAGGCTCTTCTCGCTGCTCCGGCCTCAAGCCAGTGAAGAGTCACGACAGCAGAACCGCCCGTGAAGCTCGCTCCAGCGGAAGAATTCGCAGCAACGGAGGCGTCTTCGAAGCGCACTGAGCCGTCGTAGTAGATCGGCTTCATTGGGTTCGCTGGCCCAGAGGCGCGCTGCCCGAGAGACAAAACTCCGTTCGTTTCGAATGAGTGATCCACGGAACTTCCGTCGAGAGTATACCACTGAACCTCCGCCGGACCCGTCACGGCGGCCAGAACGTGAACGGAAGCGAATAGTGGAATCGACTTGTTTGGAAATTGAATTGTCGAAGAGATGATCTTTTCAGAAGGAAAACTCACGACTTCTTCAGCAGTTCGCACAGAAAGAGAGGCTCCTCGCTGAGTCGTAGAAACACCCAGACCGACTGGAATCCACCCTCCGACAGTCTTTATCACGACTCCTTCTCTGTATTCATCGTACACGAGAAAGCCGACAGGAACGTTCAGAAAAGTCCAAGCTTCCGTGACGCGAACAGCGAGTTTCCCGGCCTGTCCGACCCACGCGCCGGTCGGCGCGGAGCCTACGCCGTAAACGTCCCCCACGCTCGGCGATCCGGGCGGCGTGTTGATGTCAGACTCTTTCACAGAATTTCGCAGAACAGCTTCTACGAGACGTGTCGTCTCATTGACTGTGAGATATTTCTGATTCTGAGCCGCGCTGAGCTCAGGGAGTCCGAAAAGGGGTGTTGTCATGTCAAGCTCCGACTGTGATAGTGTTCGGTCTTCCGCGACCAGCAGCCGCGGAGATTTGCCAAACTGTTAGCGATCCGCCGACTGGAAAATCGACGACCGTTAGAAGATTCGTCGTCAGGGCATTGGTCGCGACCAGTGTGCTGAATTCGTCTCGAATCTCATACTCATAGATCTCCGAGTCTTCGTTCAGCGCGACGGCAGCATCCTCAAAAGACTCTCCGTTGACTCTGGTCTGACGCTGCCATGAGAAAATCGTTTGATTTCCTTCTTTTACGAAACGCAAGTCTGCGACAGCGTAGGGAAGAAGTCCGATCTGCTCACCTGCGTGAGCAGCGTTTTTGTAAAAGCTCGACCCAATTGGGCGATCACCCGGCCCGTAGAGATACGTGATGAGCTCTTGTCGTCTCTCAAAGGTTAGGTCGAGATTCGTTATGGTTTGAAGATCTAAAAGAACGACCGGTTCTCCGATAGGCGTTGGGTCACCCATGTCCGTTTCTGTGCCGAACTGTCCTCTGAAAAGACCCTCTAGGCGATAGCGTCTAGAGGAGATCGGAACAGCGTTGAGGAATTTCACAATTTCCCAACGTCCGCTGCCGTTGCGAACGGCTAGAACATTCTCTCCATTTCTGACGACTTCTTCGCTGGCTGAGAGAAGCTGAAACGAAGCATCAGCCCAGTCCACTACCATCGAAGCTGCTCGATTCACTACGAAAGGATCACCTTTCGGTAGTTCTTCTACCAGCAGTCCAGTTTGAGCAGTTCGGCTCAGAGAAGCGCGAGAGAAAGTGTCAGTTCCAGTGTCTTCGTAGATTTCCACAGATGTCGGGAACGGATTTTGGTAAGTAGCTACTCGAGGCGCCCAAGGGGACGACTCGTTCTCGAAAAACAGCGGGAGGTCCATGAAATAAAGCACACCAGAGCCTGGAACTGAGACTTCTTTCACAAAGCTTCTATTGTCGACTTGCGTCCACTGTCCATAGATGGAAGGCTTGTAGGAGACTCCATCAACTTTCAAAGTTTCGCCTACGTCAACAGTCGCAATCTTTAACTGATGCGTTCTCTCCGAGAAAGTTGTCTCTACGACGTCACCCGGCTCCAGAGCGATTCGACTCAACGGGAGAGTGAATTCATACTGATTTCTAGAAGCCCACACCTCCTGACGCATGATAGAGACTGCGCTTCTAGCATGACTCTCGTCGCTGATAAGAGGTATGGCGATTTCTCGAACTCTCAGAGAGTCTCCGAAATTTCTTCTTGACTCGACAGTAGAAACTTCATAGTCTCTAAGCTTATCTACGTAGCTGAGACGCACCGCCGCAGGAAGCTCGGACACGTGGATCGTTTCTACACTGATCGGAGGACCGTCTGAAGACGGCATCTCGTCTTGAACTATCGAAGAAATGGTGGTGTCACCTCTGCGTCTAAAGCGAATCCGCCCTTCGCTCTCAAAAACGTCCAAGAAGTACGCAGTTATCAACGGCTCTAGCGCGTCTCTGCTAGAAGTTATGGCGTCGATAACGTAGCCGTCTACGATCGTAGATGCGTCCGAGATGAGAGAAACGTCAATATCGTTTTCTCCCAGGCCGTTCCAGGCGCAGATCTCGAGAATTATTTCTGCGAGAGGACCGCTGCCCAGACGACCGTTTAGCCAATGACCGAGTCTCCAATTAGAGGAGTCTGTCCAAATCGCAGAATTGAACGGAAATATCGGATAGGGTCGAGCGTCCCAGGTCCAAGCGAACATCTCTGTATCAGAGAGCATTCCCGCTGGAGAATTGTCTCGCCAGTAGTTGAGAAGTGTCGTGTGGTAGAGACGCTGTATTTGCGGATCTTCTCTACCTGTCGAGAAAAACGGCAGCGCAGACTCTGAGGACTTAGAATCAAAGAAAACGTTCGGCTGATTGGTCCCCTTGTCCACCGCGGGACAGCCAAACTCGGAGAAAACAACGCGCTTGCTCTGAGGAATCCATGCTGTCGTTGACCCGCTGCGCACGCCAGCCGGTCTGTCCCGGTGGGCATTCAGCCACCAGTTTCGAATGTCTTTGTTTCGAAAAACCCACGGCTCATTGAATCCAGAGTCGTCGGCGATCGGCGTTCTACTCTGGGCTTGGCGAGCGCTATCGTTTGCGTAGAACCAGTGATAGTTTTCTCCACCTTCAATCTGACTGCGAAGGTAATTCTCGTCGTAGAGAGATTTCGCCTTCGGAGTTCCGAAAGAAGTGAATCCCTCACCGTAGTCAGCGTGAGAGATACCGTCTCGCCAATCGGAAAGACTCATGTAGTTGTCGATCGCGATAAAAGAGCAGTTAGCGTCGGCCCACAGAGGGTCGAGATGGAACCAGACGTCTCCGCTTCCGTCACTGGGTCTGTGAGAGTGCCACTCTGACCAGTCGGCCGCGTAGCTTAGTTGAACGTGAGAAAGCCCAGCAGAGTCGAATATCGCGCGAACATCAGCCAGAAGCTGAAGGAACTTGTCGACCGCTGGATGAGTGCCGCTGTTGTCGCTCATGGAACGATTCAGGTCGACCATTTCGGTGCCGACATAAAATGCCTTGAATTTCGTCTTGTCTGATAGACGATTAGCCCCTAGAGCGCAGAGATGAGCGTAGTGCAGGATCATTCTGCGATAACCTTTATCGCTAGAAGAACCCGTGTAGGTCACGCCTTCAGAAGAGACAGAAAAATCAGAGGCGGACACGTTTCCGAAAAACAAGTCTATCTCTGACTGAGCTGTCGCCGTTTTCTGCGATGAGTCAAGCACCGCGACTCTTCCTCGCCACGGATGAGCAGGCTGCCCCACGCCGCCTTGAAGATTCGGAAGCGTGTTTCCTGACGGAATGTCCATCAGCAGAAAAGGATAAAACCAAATCTCGCGATAATGCGTTTCTCCGATGAGCGAAATACTCTCAAGAATAGAGCTATCGCTCGGGGTTCCTCCGTAAGTCGGAGATCCCGCGATCTCAGAAACTTCTTGAGCGACTGCTCTAGACACCCCGGAAACGCTCCAAGTAACAGGATCTGTCGCTTTCTGTCGACTTTCTACCTTCGGTTCTATTTGGCAGTGACCCGCTCTTAGGTCGTCGCCGAACCAAGCGCAGACTAGATTGATCTTCTGAACGTTTGGAGCGACGCGAAAAAGCTCTTCTAGAGATATTTCTACGTCTGTTTTCGTCTTAGATAGATGAGCGTTCTCTGTGACAGAGTTTCCGAATTGGTCTACTCTGGTGACTACTGTCGTTCCGTACGCGAACTCTCCTGTTGCTGGAATGAGATTAACTGCGCGAAGAGAATTCTCTAAGCTGTTTTCGGCTTCCACGGGCCTTATTACCTCAAAGGCCATCTGGGGAACACGGTTTCCGAACTTTTCCAGAGGAAGATCTTCGAAGACTACGTAAGCAGTTCCGCGAAAAGCTGGCGCGGATCCTTCCACAGCAACGATTTTTGGATCTGCTATTTGAGTTTCAGTTCCTTCGTAAAAACGATAATTGTAATCGCTCAGATCCAGAAGATCACCGTCCGCCCACGCGCGTCCGAGAGAGACTTTCGAGCTTCCTTCGCATAACGCATAGGCTACACTCACGGAGTAGAGATACTCGGTAGATTTTTGAGAACCTCCGCCGAGAGCGGAGCCCTTGCCGCCAGAAACTTTCGCAGTCCTCGTAGTCTCTTTGAAACGGGTGCACCAGATCACTTGACCTTGAACGCGAGCTCTGCCGAAAACTCGCGGCAAAATATCTGTCTCAGACGCTCCTGTGATTCCAACTTCGTTGAGTCTCGGGCTGGTCGCGCCCTTCGGCTTCGGACCAAACAAGCGGTTGTCAACCATAGCTCCGATAGCAGCCGCAGCAAAGTTCGCCGCCACCAGCCATCCGCCGGTTAAGCCTGTCTGAGAAACAGCGAGGGCGAGAGCGAGAGTTGCCATCAGGGCTCCGGCACGTAGAATGCGGCGGAGAGTCTTCTCTGCCACTCTCTAGTGAATTCTTCTTCGACGACACCTACGTCAGATCGGCAGTGTACTATTTTATCTCTTCCGAGAAAAGCGCAATGCTTGGCTGGCATGTCTTTTCTCATGCGAAATATAAGGATGTCTCCGATCTCAAGCTGGCGAATGTTTCTGAGCGGTAGATATACAGCAATGCCCTCGATCAGTGGATCGTCTTTTCTATGCTCTATCCAAGAAGGAGAATAGCTCGGAAGTTCTAGAGAAGAAGGAATGTCGACTAATCCTTCCAGAGTTAGGATGAGAAAGCCCAAGCAGTCGCATCCTGTCTCTGCGCTTCGGCCTTGATGGCGGTAAGGAACACTGATGTAAGAAAGCGCCCTAGTGTAAATATCAGGTCTCATTGAACAGACTCTCCCCTTGCTGAGAAGCGTCTCTCTTAGCATATCTCGTGATGGCGTCCGTTCCGGGCATCAAGTTGAATCCGCGAAAATTGACGAGATTGCTGAACTTATCTCGACAGGTCGTCGCAGATTTGTCGCATCCTGGATCGACCGTGAACGTGTCTCCGACAGCGATATTTTGATGAGGATCTTCCCACAGAGCTATTCTTCCTGAGTCAGAAGCAGCTATCTCGAAAAAGGATCCGTTAAGAAGCCCAGAGGTGAAAGTGATCGTTCCGCCAGAGTATCTGCCAGCGTCATCAGGGCTGAAACCACTGTGTTGAAATTGATCGGAAGCTTCTACGACTGTGACTGTTGCAGAACGTCGAAGAGGCTCAAGGTTCACTTTGCAGCGACTATCTCCGAGCGATGCGGAGCACGTCCGAGCAAAGCGCTCACCAGTTTCCATCTGAAGCGCGGAGCTCAGTGATCTGAACTCGGCTTCGAACATAATCTCGTTGCGTTTTACGCGACCAATGTAACCGCGCGCCAGTAGCACCCTGCGGGCCGTATTTGTAAAATCAACGAGCCAAAGAGTCACTCCAGCGTTATCATACAGTCCGGCTGCCAGATCTTGCTCTGTCAGAAACTCTGAAGAAAAAGCCAGACCAGCTTTCAGAATGCCTTTGGCCTCTGCCGTGTTGACACTGGTTCCGAGAGAAACCTTCAGTCGAGACGGAGTGATACCAGACTCTGCTAAAAATGACTGACCGTTGAAAGTGAGATCTAGGTCATGATCAGTGAACCCAATGAACGTTCCGTCGTTTCTGACGACTCCCCAACAGCGGGCGAGCGTTGTCTCTCCTGCCGCGAGCCACGCCTGAAACTCTGGGTCGATCTGTTTCATACTCGAATCTCAATCACTGACACGTCGGCGATTTCGCCGGTGAGGTAGAGTTGAACGTTGATAGATAGCGAGTCATTCACAAACCTGACGGGCACATCGAACTCGAATCCCGCTGCGACCTGGACGCCTGAACCGGGCGGCTCGTCCATGACGAGGATGCCTGTAGTCGTGTCGAGTTCGAAAGCCGATGTCTCAGCGCCGTTGAGAGAAGCGCGAACGGTTCCCGGAACTGGTTTCTTCACGAGACGATCCCAAGAACCGAAAGCGTCTCCGTAGATCTTCTTCAACTGAAATGTTCGATTCACTCCGTCACCGACGCCCAGCGGCTGATCCGTAGGTTGCACAGCTTTATTCGGAGCACAGGACTTGAAATCCGACCAGTCTTTCCATCGAAAGCCGTGGAGTCTTCCCTTGCGAGCTTCGAAAAACACGAGAACCGCGTGAAGATCGTCCATCGATCTCATGCCGAAGCCTGCGTCGTATTTTCTGCGAGAGTTGGCCCAGACGCTATTTCTCTCCTCACCGCCGCCGCGAAGCTCGACGATGTCTGTCAGACGAGTCGGCCCACCGGAAGATCCTCTGGAAATAGAAGTCGGAAATTGAATCTCATGAAACGCCATCACTCGTTCCTCTGAGCGCGATTCAGACGACGACCGAGATCAGCAACGATCTGATCTTGAGAGTTTCTGAACGAACCTGCGTCGTTGGCGTACACTGTCATATTCACAACCGTTCCGCCTCTGTTCGGTCTCTGTCCTCTGGGCGTGACATCGACCTGCTCTCCATCACGGAGATACATTGGCACGAAACGATTGTCTCGACCAGCGCGAGGCATTCCGATTCGAGAACTAACTTCAAAAGACGCGCCCTCGGCGGCGGCGATCGGCCTGAAACCTCCCGGCGCGAGATTGAAAGACGGTACGGAGAATCCAGTCGCAGAACCACCCGTGGTCCTAGGTGCGAACCCAGAAAATAACGCAGAGCCTGCGGCGTTGAATAGGAACTGAAGTGCTTGATTCGTCGCTAGTTTGACCAGCATCGCGCTGATGTCAGTCACAAAAGAGCGGAAATTCAGTCTGCCCGTGGTGACGAAGCTTGCGATCGTGTCTTCAAGCTTTCCGAAGACGCCCACCACGGCATCCTCGGTGAAGCGCGAGAAGTCGAGAGCCGCTTCAGTGACTTGATAGAATCCACGCTCGAGTCCAGCCAGCGGAGTCTCAGCGAGGTTCAGCATCTCGATGCGACCCTCTCTCAAGAGTCGATTGTATTCGTCTATCGAGATACGTCCCGCGTTGAGCAGCGCGGTGAGATCTCTGACGAGAGTTCCGTAGGCTCTCTGAGGTTCTCTCAGAGAGTCGAAAATATCAGCCTGTCTCTCGAGAGACTGATTGATCTCAAGCAGCCCGAGGTAAAGTTCTCTTTCGCCGTCGGTTAGATCGCGACGCAGACTTTTCTCTACGCTGACAACTTTGAGAAGGCGCTCTCTCAACTCTTCGTTTACTTTGAGAGCTTCGTTCTGTCCCGTGATCTCGCGGACGAAGTCTGCGAAAGTTTTCCTCGTTCTTCCCGAATTTCCTCCAGTTTCGCCGTTTTCTGGAGCCGTGCGAGTTCCGGTCGCTGTTAGATCAGCCTGACTTTGAACCTGTCGAATGACTCTCTCTAGAGCAACGTAGTCTGACCTTCTGAGAACAGCGTCTATCGCTTCTCCGACAAAATCAGTGGAGAGAAGTTCATCAGTGAAAGTGTCTCTGATCAGATCTGCGATGTTCCTTCCGTAATTCGTAAATTCTGGATCAGGTAGAAGAGCAGAAACGAAAACTCTGGGCAGGTTGGTGAAATTCTCTACAGACGTTGCGAAATTAGCCAGAGACTCCGCCATGGATCCGTCTCCGGGCAGAAACGCTGTATTGTCTCTGATAAAGTTGACCACCGGCAGAAGAAGTCTTTTCAAACCTTCCTCAACAAGCGTGATCAGATTATTGATCATATTCTCTACGACGAAAACGACATTGTACATGACGCCCATGAAGATCTCTTTGACCGCGCCGGGCAGATTGGCGAGGATCTCTGGAAGGATCTTCCGGACACCGATGAACACTCCGATCGTTGCGTTGGCCCAGCCGCGAGCGCTCTCGAGCAGTTCGTCAAACGTGAGTGGGATCGTTATGCCGAGATTGTTGAAAACGCGGTTAGCGAGAATACCAACACCTTCTAAATCTCTGCCGAGCTCCGAGAAAAAATCTCTGACGGCTTCATACGCGAGTTCGAACGCAGCCTGCGCGACATCGCCGTAGGTGTTGATCTTATCAGTAACGATCTGTATCTCATTGCCAAACGTCCGCGCGAGAACGTACAGCGCGGCGAACACTGCGAGAAGTGCCGCGATCGGACTGAATAGAATCGCTTTGCCGAGAGCCAAGAATCCGCCGGTCAGCGTCGCAATCAGGGTGATCAGTGAGCCGATCGTTGCCACGTAACGAATCGTGAAAAACACGGCGAAAGCTGCGGTCAGCCCTCCCACTGAGCCAGCCAGCAGGTCGAAATTATCGGCCAGCCGCAAAACCGCGCTGGACAAGGTGTCTGTCAACCCAATGAAGTTATCAAACTCTTTGAAAGCTTCCAGGAATCTGTTGCCGAGAATGACCACTGACTGCGACACAGTCACCGTCGTCTGGGCGAAAAGCTGATCGATTTCTTCTCTGGCATCCCTAAAGGCTTTGAGAACAACTTCACCACTAATTCTTCCTTCAGAGCCAAATTTTCTCAGTTCTCCGCGAGTGATGCCGAGAGATTTGGCGATCACGTCTGCCACGAAAGGAAGCTGCTCGAGAATAGACCGAAGCTCGTCACCGCCGAGTCGGTTAGAAGCGATACCTTGAGACAACTGAATCAGAGCGGCATTCGCTTCGCGCACAGAAGCACCAGAGATAACAGCGGCCTTAGACACAGACTCAGTGAACTGAATCACTTCTCTTTGTGAAACGCCCAGTGTCTTTGCAGAGAGCGCCGTTCGCGTGTAAAGCTCTACGATAGACTCCAGAGGAGCTCTGGCGCGACTGGCTGCGTCGAACAACTCTCGCTGAACTGTCGCCAGCTCAGCGAATCCGCTCGTAACAAGCTTGATTCTGTTCTCGTAGTTGGTGAGCTGATCGAGTTGACGAATGAAGCTGCTGAGAGCGCCGAATCCACCCAGCAGAATTGCGGCGTCTCGCACTGCGCGAAAAGCGCGAACGAGAAGAAAGAGATCTTTGGTGGCTCTGTCTGCGGATCGTGCGATATCGTCAATTGCTCGAGAGACGGTTCTAGCGCCGCGCTCTCGTATATTGATGTCAAGATCTTCACGAGCCATCGTTGTCTCTCATCGGCTCGAGAAGACGAGCTCCTGCGAGCTCTGCTTCAGCCTTCATAAAAGCTTCCGCTACCCAGTCATTCGGCTGCTGCGTCGAAGAACCGCCGCGCAGCTTGTCGATATACGGCACGTTGTTCGAGATTCGCAGAGATGCGCCAGCCTGCCCTGTGCCGAAACGAGAGCGACCCACAGACAGCGTGTTGATCTTGGCGATACCTTCCGCGATAGTGGCTGAAGCGACGGTTCTTTCTGCGAATCCGCCCTTGCCGACGCTCGCTCTCGGCTCAATAACCGCCGTGGCGGTGCCGCCCACGGACACGCGCCAGTTCGACCGAGCCCTGCCGGTCTTCACGGGCGTTCCGTTGACAAGTTCTCTCAGAGCCGTTTTCGCGACTCGCTTGACAAGCGTCACCGCTCCGTTCTCGATATTCGAGGCACGCTTGCGGATATTGCGGGAGAACTCGACGATAGCCGCCATCAGTTCTTCTTTCGATTGACGTGTTCGAGAAAGAACTCGTCCATGCGACGAAGCAGATAGTGCGCCATGTCCTCTTGTTCGACATCGAGCTCGTGATGCCGACAGTAGGCGTGGATCGCAGTCCAGGGAATTGGGCCGACGCCCATGCCGAGAGACCGACATGATGATAGATCGAAAAACATCGTTCTGTAAAGCTCCAAACCCGGAGAAAGGTCCGGAGCTTCGCGCATAATCTCAGGAATTTCAGCGTCCTGCGTGTAAGCCTGACCAAGAATCGTTTTTTCTACCGACCCTTGCGTCATCTCATACTCCAGGACGGCTACGAGTTTTTTGCGTCTTCCTCGAGCGACTCAGGCTTGAAGATAGAGACCTGTTCGGCCTGAGACTGCACGTCGGCGAATAGATCGGGCAGGGCCGTGAAAGCCTCGATCACAGCCTGCTCAGAGAAGTCGCCGATAGATCCGTCCGGCTGGTGAATTCCCTGCCGCCACTCTCCATCGACTTTGACGTTCCAGTCCAGAACGACCGCCTTGGCGTAGACTGAGATCAGCACGGCGCGCAGAATCTTCAGCGAGATCGTGCCGGTGGCGATACCGCGACGGTGCGGACGAGACTCGCGCTCCAGCGTCTTCTCGTACTTGGTGTTCGATCCGCCAGCACGAGCGACCAGAACGCGGAAGTCTCCGTAGTCCAGCCAGACGCCAGTTTTCTCCAGCGCCTTATCGGTGGCGAATTGGTTGTACATGCTCATTCGGAATCACTCCGCTGTGGCTGGAAGCCAGTTGAAGAAAGTCATGAGAAGTGTGTGGTTCATCTCCGGAGAGATGCCCTCACCGTCTGCCGCGTCAACACTGAGCGGCAGCGTGATGGGCTGGTTCGGCTCAATGTTAGGTCGAGCGTCGCCGATGCTCACCATTGGAATGTCGATAGCGATCGCTTGTCGCTGCTTGACGATGATCGCGTCAAGAGTGACATCGGTGTTATCGCGAACGGCCTTGGTCGCCGCGACAGTCGCGAAGTAGGCCGTGACGTTCGCGGTCACGTTGAACTTGCCCACATTGACGTCGAACCCGCCTAGGACGGACACGGCGGTCGCAGGAGTGACGTTGTTCTCGATTGCGATAGTGAGCTCGGTAACGTAGGCGAACATCGCGGAAGGCGCGACCGCCGTGTTGGAGACCGGAGCCATGCGCAAACGGGAGAAGTCCGAGGACGTGTTGATCGGAACGGCGAAACGAGGTGCTTTCGGATTCGTGCGCTTCGGACCGACAGAAGCTTCGCGAAGCTCGTTATCCATCGCGACAAAGTTGACCTCGGCCGTCATCAGAGACTGCTGCGGAATGCTCAGCGTGAAGTTGTTGACGACCGCGCCCTTGAGGACTTCCGACTGCATCTCAAGCGGCAGAGCCGGATCCGGCACGCCCAGCGTGCGTTCGACGTTGAAGGTCTGGCGGAAGATGTTGACGCCGGTCTCGTTGCGAAGAACGTCGCCGAACCAGATCTGAATCGTCTTGCTGGTGCCCGTGTCGGCCACCATCGCGAGATTGCTCTTGTCCAAGACAATTTGTGTAGTTGCGACAGAGCGAACTCGCTTGAAGCCGTTGTTCGCAGCGTTCGCGAAGCTGGCCGCAGCCGAGTCACCACCGACATAGATCCATTGACCGGGCACGAGACCCAGAGTGGTGAGATCGAAGGCTGCGCTGATGATGCGAGGGAGAGATCCACTCACGTCGACAGTGATGTCATCAGAAGCGAACTGATGACCAACCACCTGAATGAAGGCGTCCGCCGGAGGCGAAGCCTCATTGACGGCGCTGGTGCCCGTCACGGTCACTGAAGTGTTGAGAGTCACACCACTCACGACGAAAGCTGCGTTGTTACCCGCGTTCGTGAACAGCGATCCCTTGATGATCGAACCAGCCACGAAACCAGCAGTCGTCGCAATGGCGAACGTGTTGGTTCCCGAGACAGCGGCACAGATTCGATTGGGCTTGCGACGAGTCGCCGCGAAGAACGCGCCCTCGAGCAGATCGTGCATGTTGAAGAAGGTGATGTTCTGCGTGAAGCCGCCACCCGCCGTCAGCCCAACGGTCGAGCCGCGCTTGCGCTGGCGGCCCTCGTTGATCGGATCAGGAGAGACCGTGGTGATCTGACCGCCGAAATCCGAGTAGCTGTTCGGCTGAAGCGTGTACCAGACTGGAGAACCGGCGTTGCCGTTCTCGCCGGGCAAAAAGCCGAGGGTTGCCTCTCGAGCGTAGAAGAGGCCGGTGACGTCAGAGTCGATCTTTGCGAGCTGAGCCATTCAGGCCTCCTATCTTATCTCGTGGTAGAGAAACTCTACCTCGAAATTCCACTGAAACAGAGCGCTGTCTCTTCCGATTTCTCGAAAGTTCGCGTTTCGAAACCAGACACCGCCCGGAGTCGCGACACCTTCGAAAGCATTCAGCAGGATGATACCAAGATCATATCCAGCAGACAAGCCGATTCCCACGGGACTGAACACCTGAACCACAAAGCGTCCGACCCTCTCGAACATGCGGGAACCGTTGTAGCCAGCGAGAGTTGCTTGACGAGAGGCGACGTGTCGAATCTGCGTGGTGGCGTATGGGTCGTTCACAACCGACGGATCCTCGCGAACGTTCTCGTAGAACACGTCGTAGCCCGTCGTGTCCCAAGCGGCCTTGAAAACCGTGAGAATCTCGTCTGTCGCCTGCTCTTGCGTGAGACTCATCGCTCAAGCCACAGAAAGGCCAGAAGATCGATTTCTCCTGGGCGAAGCGTCTGAGTGGCGAGAACGCCGAATGTCTCTCCGCGATCTTCGGCGTGCGTGATAGACTTCACGTCAAGGCCGTCGGGCGCGAAAATGCAGATCTGAGCCACTCTCTCAAGAACACCTTCGGTCATGGAGGCATCACCCAGCGCGGTCAGTCCGAAGATTCGTACCGCGCCGGGCGGAACGAATACACCGACGCGAGAGAATTCAACTTTCGTCGACAGGTTTCTTTTCCAAGGCTGCGCGTCCGCTGGATCACCGGCTTCCAGCCTGTAGAAATTGACAAGTCGCCCGTATTTCTCAACTAGTGATTTCGCTTTGGCGCGAATGCGAGTGTAGTCTTTCATCGCATCGTTCCGCCCTGAGAGGATTTCAGGAACGACATCATCATTCGCTCGACAGCGGACACCTTGCGAACGGCGACGAAGGCTTGAGAGAAGCGGCTCTCTTCTTCGATCGGACCAATCACCTCTTTCTTGAAAAGAAGCATTTGACCGCTGGAGTCTATTTGCGGATCAATGAACAGAGCTTCATTGACCGTTCGCACCGCGTATTCTACGGTCGAGTACTGAACAGCGGTCGGAACGCCAGTTACTGAAAGACCGTATTGGTCTGTCAGCCCGGTGCGAGGGAAGGCAAGAGACTGTGGCCCTGCGTCTGCTCCGCCGGTGAATGGCGTCACCACGATAGTGAGCGGGGTAGAAGTAGATAGCGCCGTAAAATTGCCGCTGGAGCCGGGTGCTGCGGCAGGCACCGTTACCACTGCGCCAGCGGCAACCACGTCAAGAGACCATTTTACGGCAAGCGTGGCGGCAACCGCCGCAGCGGTTGCGGCAGGCGTGCCGCCAAGCTCAACTTGTGTGTCAGAGGTCGGCGTTGAGTCAACGAGAGTTAGCGTTAGGTCGCCGACAGTGATCGTAGACCCAGAGGCGGGTTCGTCCGTGAAGGTGAAAGAACTCGTGGCAGTTGTCTGAGAGTAGAAAGATTTTCGAGAGCCTTTCAGACGCGGCTCAAAATTGAGATCGAGAGCCTGCGTGGCCTTGATGATCGCAGCTTCACGAACGGCGTTGGTCTGAGTTCCCCAGCCAGCCTCGGTCGCGCGACCCATCTTCGTCAGATACGAAGTCGCGAACGCTACTGTCACGTAAGCGTCCGCGTCTCTAAGCCCTACGCCGGTCTCGACCAGCATGATTCAGCTCACTTCTTGCGAAGAGCGGTCGGTCGTCCCAGTCGAAGAGCAGCGTCGATCGGAGCGCCCGGAGTGAGGGAGCCCATGTCGAGACCCTCGATCTGGGCCAGAACGCCGCGCGCCGTCTCATTGCGATACTGCCGCACCGCGGTCTGCGAGCGAATATAGGCCAGAATCGCAGCCTGATTCGTTTCCTGCGGATTTCTCGACGCGATGGCGTTCTTCGCCATCTTGGCGTTGATGCGAATCTGATTGATTTCTTCTTGAAGCTGCTCGATGTTCTTGTTGCGAACCGCCGCCATGCGATCTCCAAGAGCGATCATTCGCTCCAACTCTTCGACCGACATCTTTCGCAGACGCGCTGGCGAGACGGGGTCCAGCATTTCATCTTCGGGAGCTTCGAAAGCTTCTTCAAGAGAAGGCTCCGGATCAGGAGCCGAAGCCTTCTCTTCTTCATCGTCGGGAAGCTCTAGGTTTTGACGAGAGAACAGCGGAGCAGCGGCGGTGATTTCCTGACGCGACGCCGGTCGACCGAGGATCGATCGAACAGCGTCGACGGCAGGTGCTCCATCGGCAGTCCAGTGGTCGTCGTTCATCTCGTCAAGCTGACGAAGAGCTTCCACGATATCCATCAGTCGTCACCCATCACGGAGTAGAGCAGCGTGAGCTCGCCGTTGATCGTCATGACGGCAGTCGCGCCGTCTACGATGTTCGCCGCGTCCACGAGCAGGTTGAGATTCAGCTCGAGAGAGCCGTCGGTATTGTCGAGAATCGCCTGCGTAGCGTTCACAGAGCGAACTCGAGGCGAAAGCTGCGCAGTCGCCGCGCCGAGAGCAGTGCTGGGAAGAATGTCTACGTCCGTACCGTTCAGAGTCACGTCAACTGTGGCCGTCGAGCCGACAGAGTAGTCGCCATCCCAAGTCGCTGCGATATCAGCGTCCGCGGTGCCGAACTGGAAGTATCCGACGGCACCCAGAAGGAGGATATTGCCTTCCGGCAGATCTCCGATTACCGTGGTTCCGAAGCCGACGGCGGCTCCGGTCGCGGTGACGGTGACTTCGCCGTCTCGAACGACGAAAGTCTGCTTGAGAACGGGAGCCGCCGAAGCAGG